GGAATTGTTCCTGATTAGTGATGCAGCAGTTTCTACATCAAGGCCTTTTTGCTCGCAGAAATAAATCACAGCATCGATGTAATCCATATCCTTTGTGTATACAAGATTTTCAATCTCTTTAGTGAACTCTACTATACTAACAAAACTTAAATCTTGAATCATGACACCCCTTAAATGAAGAAAATTAAACCTAGCATGATTGCCTGAATTGCAAACCCAATTCCAATAGTGACAATCATCAACATATCCTTCATTATAGCCGATCTAACGAAATATAACAACAATGCACCCCATACCATTAAAACAATGTCTAAAGGCGGCATACGGTCGGTTGCATGCGCCATTACGGCAAGGAAACCAGGTATCGTAGCGCATATTAACATCACAACACTAATCCACGCAAAAGTATCAGCAGACGCTTTGGAGAAGCCGTCAAAATATTGAAGTAGTTTATCTTTGAGTAAGTTTAATTTTTCCATTATATTCTTTGTCCGTAAAAGATGTGACGACCGATTTGAGTTATCTTAGGAAGCTTCCAGTTTGGGTTAACATAGTCAGCGTGATAGAAGTATGCATTCTTTATTGAAGGCAATCTGAAATCCTCTAACAAAACCTTCTTTGCAACCTCCATAGATTCTTTGTACATGCCAGTATGTCTAACAACAGGGCCTTGCTCACAGTACCACGAAAACTGGCAGATTACTTTACCGTAAACTACATTCTTCTGGTATACAACATCACATATATCAGATGGGTATCTGCCAGACTCGGCTCTATTTATTGTAACCTGTGCAACAGCAACCTTACCTTCGAATGGTTCCGATGCAGCCTCAAAGTAAATGTTCTTAGCAAGACAGGTTAGTTGTCTTTCACGTTCTGCCATAGAGACAGGAGCATTGAAATCTTTGTTGTCTTTATATTGTTGGATTTTACTTGATGAGTAGTGCCCTATCAAATAAACTGTTAAAGAAAGTAATAAAACTCTCAGCGCGATGTTAAAAAATTGTACCATTGGTTCTCCTTATTGTAGAGGGCAATATACCCTCAAACACAATCAGATTACTTCTTGGCTGAAGAAGTGTGTGTTTTTGTTTCTGTTTGAATATTTGACACGAACCCGTTCAACAATTGTGCTTTGTTGATGACATCGGTTTCGGATGGGTATGGTGGATAGGCAGGATGTTCTGGGATTGGTTGTCCATTCAGCTTGGCTGAGTCAACCTTTACATTCCAGTCTGCACTAATACGATCCTTTTCTGAAAAGTAAGAATCAGTTAGCATATCCTTTGCCATTTTTAAAAGTTCGAGACGAATCTCGAATGGCGTCATGTTTGACATTGTTACTCCTGTGTTGTGTAAGTGTATGGTAGTTTAATTCTGTTACGAGGATAAACTACCAAAAACCCTAAGCAGTGTTTAGGCTGCTAATGCGTACTCATAAGAGCTATCGTTTGCATTTACGTTTTTTGCTTGATTAACGGTCATCGCCTACCGTGCTGTCCACTTGTTTACTTGTTGCCCTGTCGAAACCAATTCAGGCCCATCAAAAGCACACAATCCCCGCTAGAGCCCTAAGAGGTTTCTTTCATCTAGGACAACTATGTGCTTGTGGTGGACCTGCCGGCATCGAAGCCGGGTCCAGAACACTTTTCTCTTTGCTTCATACAGCAATAACAACATTATATACTAGACCAATGTATTTATCAACTGTTGATATTTATTTAGACCAGTTTATTTGTTGAGTGAGCTCACCAAACAATCCGACAGGTAATGTATTAAATGAAACCGAATATCGATCAGCTCCTTTATTTTCCATGACTCCATGAACTAGTCTCGAAGGAAACAAAAGTAGCTGACCTGGTTCAATATCCACAATGAATGATCCAAAAGTGCGAAAATTAGTAGGATCAAAGTTTTTAACAGGGTTGAAATTGAATACCACATCATTCAAACCTATATTGAAAAATTCAATAGGAGATCCACCAGTCAAATAAAAACACCCGCAAATATAACTATTTGAATGAACATGCCTGTTAATAATATGTCCTTCTGGAATCCTGTTGGCCCAGGATGAACATACTCCAACTCTTTGAACTTGATGTCCATGACTATGTGCAAATTCAGTACACACCTCTTCTATTTCTTTGCATGTATCTGTGAAGAGGGGATTGTCTAGTAAGTTTTGATTTTCTGTATACTGGCCACGGTTACCTTGATCGTTTACATATTCCAATGTTTTCAACAAATCAAGTGCACCAGGTATATCTAGAGAAGTTAATTTATGGAGAGCAATTGTTGTTGGAAAAATATCAATTAAATTCAAGGTTGGACCTCTATGTACGGCCAAAATGCACTTACACCCTCGTGATTGATCTCACCAGTATGTTGTAATATTCTTGTTGTGCCAATATTTGTCAAATACAATGGAAACCAATCTTCTAACATAGAGGTTACTGATTGTTTACCACTGATATATATGTTCTCTCCTGTTAATGGATTATGCACGCAAAACCAAGCATCATCTGCAGCTGCCAAAAACTTTACACGATAATCATCAGGAGTTGGAAAACACTCATGATGCTGCCAAGCATCATCTGGAAGTCGTTTAACCTCTTGAACAAAAAAAATGTGATATTTATCATATTCAGAGCACAAGGTTTCTACATTATGTTGTGCTTCTTCAAGCGACTCGAAAGATTTTCCATCAAGAGTATAAAATAGATTCATATAGAAATTATCCTACGTCAAAGCGCCGTAACGAGCTCCTGTAACAGCCCATGTTATTGTTGCACCAGAGGAGACTGTAGCTTGTCCTCCAGACCCACCTGCTCTACTGAAAACAGATCCGGCCTCGTTGCGAGCGTATCCTATACCACCAGCTGCTCCGTAGCCACCACCACCGCCTGCACCTGCAGTAAGTGCACCTGATCCTCCATTACCGCCAGCACTACCAGCAGTACCACTGCCAACACCTCCAAAGGAGCTATATTGGCCTGCGCCACCAGCGGCGTTAGTAACGTTCGACGTTGAATACCCACCGCCCCCTCCAGAACCGCTACCGGGGCCAACACCTCGGCCGAAGTCAGATCCAGCACCACCGCCTCCACCTGCTAAACCACCTCTACCAAAGAGAGAGTAGCCGTTAGGGTTAAAATTAGATCCGTTAGATCCTCCAGTCTGGCCACCGCTTACTGAACTTATGCTGCCAGGGATGCCACCAGGAGTACCTCCAAGGTTTCCACCGGCACCTCCGGCGCCTCCTCCGGCGCCTCCACCACCTCCTGAGTAAGCATCGTATCCAGGACCGTTAGTGTATTGCATTCGGCCACCACCACCACCACCACCGCCGCCAGCGACTACGCCATAATTTTCAATTGTCACATTGTTGAACGTATAAATTGCAATGCCACCCGGACTACCGGTGCTGTTGGATCCACCATTTCCGCCACTGCCAATAATTCTGCCGTAGTTTATGAGTCTTACAGATCGAGGGAATCCAGAGATTACTATCGCAGGGTTAGCAATAGAGGTACCTGCTACCCACTGACTACTATATGGAATAGTTACAACTACATCGCCTATGCCAGTATAATCTCCAATATCTTTGCCGGTGCGCGCACGGTGGCTAACTACATAATCATAAAGGTCAATGTCAATTTGCACGAGATCATCTACTCCTTCAATAGTATCTATTCGGTAATACTGTACATTTCTTCTACCGTAGAAGTTATTGAGAGATATTTGGCCACTTGACGGAATTGATGTATTCTCATTATTATCATTAGTTTTAACACGCAAGTTATTATTTCGATAGTATTCACTTAATCTAATATTAGTGGCATTACCACCAAACTCATTTTTAAGATCAAGAAATGAAATAGCACCTGAACCTTGTAACGCCATCTATCCTCCTAATTGTTTTGATTATATTTATACTTAAGAAAACTGCAAAACTATTTTTAACAATCAGCAACATGCCTAGTAATTTGATCCCAATCAAATGTTAGTTACTGCTAGTGCTTACAATTCTTCTTGTTAATTGATAAAATACTAGTTGATTACTTAATAGGAAAGCTAGTAAACCAGCAACTCAATGATACCCTTTGATATGATAAGATTATTCTTGAAATATGACGTCATCAACAGCTGGGTATACAATAGGTACATAATCAGCTACAATACCAAATTGACCAGCAGCTGCTGCAGCAAAAATTACTCTACCGTGCTCTTCTATATCATTAGCACTAGCTGTGAATGGGTATTCAGTGTTGATACCTTCCCATTTTATTACGAGATCAATCATTGTGTGTTCTTCGTTTACCCATATTGGGTCTTTTGCGTATTCGAGTTTCATACCATTATCCTTTTTTAAGAAATACGAAGCCATAAAGTTTGCGACCAATTGGTGTTGCGCAATCTTCCCATACACCTCCAGGTTCCTGCTCGAACTGAGTTTTGACCACAGTTATCTCCACTGCCGTTGTTATCACCCGGTGCAGTGGTACTACCATTAGTGCAACCGGACGGATACAATCCACTACCAGCAGCCGTGCCATCCCAAGCTATCTCTGCACTGCCCCTTCCAAGAATAGCATAGGTGCCAACACCTCCTTGAGTCAATCCAGCTGTTGCTGCTAAGACTGTTGATGTAGAAACAATAGCTGCAGTTGTCTGAGAGGTAGAATCTCCAAAAGTTACTCCCGATGTAGTTAATGTTGCCACTGTTACTCCTCCGTGTTTTTATATATTGATGTCATCTAGGTTAAGGACTATGAAATACGAAGCATTACTGTGATACTCCAACTGGTGTTGCGCAATCTTCCCATGCACCTCCAGGTTCCTGCTTGTGGAGTATTTTGGCCAGCTTGCCAAGCATCCCCATTATTATCCGCCGGTGTACCGTTAGTTCCATATGAGCTTCCTTTCCAAAGTCCTGAGGGATACAATCCACTACCAGCAACCGTGCCATTCCAAGCTATCTCTGCACTACCCCTTCCGAGAAAAGCGTATGTACCAATAGCTCCGGCGCTAGCACCAGCTGTTGCGGCTAAGACTGTTGATGTAGAAACAATAGCTGCTGTAGTTTGAGAGGTAGAATCTCCAAAAATTACTCCCGATGTAGTTAATTCTGCCACTATTACTCCTTATGATGGTGTACATTGTATTGTAGATATCATGATTATATAATCTGTTCAAGAAATCCGAACCATCAATGTCATCGACCAGCTGGTATTGACTAAATATCCCAGACACTTCCAGGTTCCTGCCTGAGCAGTGTTTTGCCCACACATCCAAGCATCCCCATTACTATCCGCTGGGGCATTGTTAGTTCCGGCTGAGCTTCCTTTCCAAGTGCCTGCAGGAAACATTCCACTACCGGCGATATTACTACCATACCCCACCCCAGCACTACCCCTTCCGAGAAAAGCGTATGTACCTACACCGCCCGCTGTAGCTCCCGCAAGAGCGGCTAAGACTGTTGATGTAGAAACAATAGCTGCAGTTGTCTGAGAGGTAGAATCTCCAAAAATTACTCCCGATGTAGTTAATTCTGCCACTATTACTCCTTATGATGGTGTACTTATTTATTTGATAAGGCAATGTCTGATATTCAGTCAGTGTTAATATTTATATGCCCTATTTTGATCACACCGTCCCAATCGCGACCTTGATCACTGCGGCCGCCTGAGCAAACAAACGGAGAGTTGAATTCATGAATATGCCCACCGTTGAGATGATCCTCGGCGCTATTCTTTAAGTCTGAAACAAGAATACAACCAATCAGTCCAGCATCGACTCCGTACTCGTTTTCAGCTTCATCGTAGTATGCACCATCACCGCATTTAGTGTTAAAAGATACAAACTTACGTCCATCCTTCAATGTAAACAGTCCTTCATTACAACCGTGATCATCACGGTCTTTGAAGAAGAGTCCACAAACTTCATCCCACTCCTCATGCATTACATAACACAAATCACCAACCCAGTACTTGCCAGCAGGCAACCAATCCGTAATCATAATATATCCTTAAAAAAGGTGGCACTAGGCCACCTTGTTCAATTAAGCCATTTCAGCCATTTCAACAGCAGTCTCCAAAGCTTTCACTTTCAAAGCCTTATTAGGACCGTACCAAGCCGAAGCCAGACGACCTTCCTGAGTACGACCAAGGTGATGGTCGGTCAAGTAAGTAACAGCATTGAATGCTGACCACCATGAACCCTCAGCATACTTGGCTCCTGGTTGTGTTTCAAGAGCCATCATAGCCAAAGTTGCAGATTGTGACATCTCTTTCTTAGCTTTGGTATCTTCGTTCTTAGAACGACCATATGCATTAACAGGGAAGATACGGTTAAAGTAGTCCTTAACTGACTCTTCCTTGAACTTCTTAGAACCCAAGAACTTAGCCATCTCTTTGTACTTTGCCAACTTATCAGATGCAATACCCAGAGTCTCTTTTACAGAGTCGCCATTGAAAGTAGTACGGTGTGATACTTTGACACCGTTATTAGCTTTAACAGATAACGAAAGCGTCAATGTGTTATTACATACGACACGAATAGGCGTAAAGCGAACGTCAATTGATTGACCGAACTTGTGTGGAAGAGTAAACAGCAAATAGCTATCAACAGTATCACCACCAAATAATTCAAACGATTCTTTCACCTTAGCAAGTGCCCATACAATCTGACC